GCGGCGAGCGTGGGCCTGAGCAGCATGGCGGTCCCTCCGAGACGACTAAGGGAGTCAGTACAGCACTCCCCGGCCTTGATCGGTGCACACTACGATCGACACCTACGGAGGGCGTTGCTCATGGCCGTGAACCTGCCCGATCTTGGTGAGTCCCCGTGGGGCGAGGAACTGAACGCGGCGATCACCGGGCTCGACAACGACCTGCAAGCGACCAAGACCCGGCTGACCGGCGACGAGACCTCGTTCGACGCCCGGCTGGACGCGCTGGAAGCGGTGTCCCAGGTCACCGGGGTCACGGTCACCCCGAACGCCTGGGTCGGGGCACCCAACGACACCCACAGCCTGGTCGCCACCGTGGTCCCCGCGTGGGCGTCGAACCGGACCGTGGTCTGGGCCACCCTCGACCCGGCCATCGCCACCGTCGACTCGATCGGCACGGTCACCGCCAAGGCGATCGGCACCACGAACGTGACCGCGACCAGCACCAGCGGCCCGGTCGGTGCCTGCGTGGTCACCGTGTCCGCGACCGTGCCGGTGACCGGGTTGAGCGTGAACCCGCCGACGGTCACCCTCAGCCCGGCCGGGACGGTCCAACTGGTCCCGACGGTGGCCCCGAGCAACGCCACCGACAAGACGGTGACCTACGTCAGCGACAACCTGGCCGTCGCCACCGTGGACACCGCTGGGCTGGTGACGGCGGTCGGGCCGGGAGCGGCGACCATCACCGCCACCAGCACCAGCGGGTCGTTCGCGGACACCACGGCGATCACCGTGGCCGCCGCCGGTCTTTAGGTCGACCTAAAGATCAGCGGGGGACCGCCTGGTAGGTGCCGCCGTTGGCCCTGATCTGCGCGGCCCTGGCTTCCACCTCGGTCTTGTAGATGATCCGCTTGCCCTGCGGGCTGACGTAGACGTAGTTCAGCGGCTTCGTCTTCGCGCCCTGGCAACCGCACCCCATGTCAGGCTCCGTTCACTCGGGCGGCCAACTCGGCCATCTTCGCTCGTCGCGCGTTCCGCTGCCACAGTTCCTTCTCGACCTGGCCGACCAGGTCCTGGAACACGGTCTGCGGCTCCGGGCCGGGCACGACCCCACCGGCCGCGACGAGACCCACCTGGACCGCGTCGTGCACGCCGACCCGGGGGACCGGGAAGCCCTGCACGTTGACCGCGAGCGCGGCGATCAACTCCATGCTGCCGCCGATCCGCCGCCAGTCCCCGGACGGGGCGGAGGCGCGCAGCGCGGCCAGCGTCTCATCGGACAGCCCGGGGCGGACCGCACCGGCCAGCCAGATGCCGTGCGCGTCCTCCCCGGCCGTCACGTCCGCGACCACCGACGACGTGGAGTCGTAGTGCGCCAGCGCCGCCTTCGGTCGCAGGCTCGGGCCGGCATGGCCGCCGCCGAGGGTGATGTTGCCGACCGCGACCCGGGTGCCGTCGGCGGTGACCGTCTCCCCGGTGAGGAAGTAGGCGTAGTTCGACTCGGAGATGGGTGGGGCGACGCACACGTCCTCGAACCCGACGTGGCAGGTCGACCACCCGGCGAGGTGACCGAACACCCGGCCCTCGTCGGTGACGGTGACCGGGGTGAGCCCGGCCAGTTCCGGGTCCTTGAACCAGTCGGAGGGTGCGCACCAGCCGCCGGAGGCAACCATGCTGATCGCCGGTGCAGGGGCGCCATCGGCGAACGCGACGGTGTCCCCGGCGACTGGGCGTCCGGGCCAGATGCCGAGCGCGTCGTGGTGCCACTGCGCGCAAATCTGGTTCAGGAACCGCAACTTGTCGGGGGAGTTCTCGCCGATCTCCTCCCCGACCTGGACCCGGCACCGGTTGAAGTCGCCGGACGACCCCCAGCCGATCTTGGCGTAGCCGGGCTGGCCGGGCTTGGTCCAGTAGTCGTGGATGCGCTTGGTCTCGACCGGGTTGGTGATCCAGCCGGGGCCGCGCCCGAAGTGCTCGGGCAGCACCAGGGCGGCCTTGAGGACCTCCGGGGGTTCCTCACCCAACTGCTTGTACGCGCCGCGCAGCGCCGACTTCGCGCGGGCCTTCGCCTCGGGCGGCCCTTCGGTCTGGTTGTACCGGCCCGCTGCGGCGTGCACGCCGTTGCGGTTCAGCGCCCCACCGGGCTCCTTGATCGGCAACTTGTGGCAGGACTTCTCCATCCCGTCGCAGACGTGCATCACGCACGCCGCCTTCCACTGCTGGTCGGTGTAGTCGGCGGCGGTGAAGTCGGACCACGGCTTGTCCGACACGAACGGGATGATCGTGCTGTTGAGCACGCTGAACGGCGGGGCCTTCTCCTTCTGCTCCTCGTGGCAGTCGGGGTCGTCCGGGTCGCACTCCGGCATGTCGCCGGTGGGCGCGTCGCCCTTGGGCGGGAACGGGCGCTCCCCGAGGGAGACGAACGCCTCCGCGAACGCGGGGATCGGCACCAGCGCGGCGGAGCAGATGCGGGCGGAGGTGAACGTGACCCCGTCCTCGTCGCCCTCGTCGAAGTCGAACTCGCCGTCGTCGGCGTCGACCGACACCCCGAACCGGCCGAACTCGGCGACCAGCCCGATCACCTCGTCGGCCTCGGGGGTGTCCAGGAACACCCCGGTGCCGTGCATCATCCCGTCGACCCGCTCGATGGTGTCGATCCGGCCGACCACCACCGATCCGCCGTGGCCCTCTGCGGACTGCTTCTGCCAGGTCAGCGGCAGCGGCAGGTCGCGGAACCGCAGGGAGCCCTCGGCGAACCGGCGCTTGTCCCCGGACCACACCCCTTCGGGGGCGAGCACGCCGTGCCAGGGGATCGGGCCGGACGCGGCGACCGGCGCTTCGGTCGGGGCTTCGGTGGTCGTGTCGGTCATCTCGTCTCCCGGGAAGGGGTACTCGGTCCGGTCTTCACCGTCCCACACGGCGAGTCGGTCGAAGGTGATCTCGTTGAGGGCGTCCATGCCCTCGGGGGTGTCGCCGTAGGTGGCGGTGACGTGCGGGACGAAGTGCGGGTGGGTCTGCTCGGCCGTCTCGAACGGCCCGGCGACCCCGTCGTCGGTGAGCAGCACGTCCCGGATCGCTTGGATGAGGCCGGACTCGACCAGCCACACCTTGGCGTGGTCCGGGCCGAGGGTGGCGGTGCCGGACACCTCGGCGGGGAACGTCGGGGTCATCATCTCGGCGACGGCGGCGACCGCGTCGTGCACCGGCTGCCGGTCAAACTCCTGGCCTTTCCCGAGCCACAACAAGGTGACGTGCTTGTCCTCGTCGCCGATGCCGTGCACCGGGTCGTCGACCTTGGGCAGCGCCACCACTACCGTGTTGGCTTCCTGGTCGACTGGGGCGGCGGCGATCACACCGTCAGACCCCCGTGAGAAGTCGGTCGCCTCGTCGGCCAGGACCGGGGCCAGGGTGCACCGGCAGTTGATCCACAACTCGATCGGTGCGGACGGGTCGCCGGGGTAGCGCATCTTCGACCCGCCCACGTCGAACGGCTCACCGGGCGGGCGCTGCTGACCGGCGGCGAACCGGTGCGCCTCCCGCACGTCCCGGTCGTGCATGGTGACCCACTCCATGAGGAGGAACTCCTCGTCGGTGGCCGCCGCCGACTGGGTTCCGGCGTTGAGGATCGCGGTCGCCAGCCACACCGAGATGCGGTCGACCGAGTTGTGGTCGGGGTCCTTGGTCTTGTCCAGCGCCTCCCGCAGTTGGGCGGCGAACTCGGCGCCGGACGGGCGGGGGTCGCCCTTGCCGCCCTCGTTGTGGAACACCGACAGGTAGGCGCGGGTCGCTTCGCGCAGCAGGTCGTCGTACCAGCCCTGGGCGGGGAACCGGTCGACGGCTTCCCGGACCAGCGGGAACAGGTCCTTCTCCATCGAGTCCTGGTCGGTGCGCCGTTTGGCCGCGAACGCCTCGATGGTCAGCCTCATGCGGGGTTCTCCTGGGCCAGCCGCAACCAGTTCACCAACCGGTCTCGGCGGTGGGCGGACTGCTCGGTGAGCAGGGCGTGACAGTAGGAGTCCAGGACCGGGATCACCGTCTCCGCGTCGGCGATCCCGTCCAGCACCTGGGGTGCGCACGACCAGGCGTCCTCCAGCAGCCGCTCACAGTTGCCGTTGGGCTTGACGTAGACGTGCGTCTCGAAAGCCGGCACCCCGGGTGGTCGGCTGGTGGTGTTGCGCATCCGGTTCCCGGCCCGTTCCAGCGCCCGGAACACGAGGGCTTCGCTGGCCGCGACCAGGGCGGCGGGTGGGGTGCGCGGCCGACTCGGGTGGTCCTCCAAGGAGGGGGGTGGAGGGGCCTGCCGGGGAATCTCCTGGGCGACGAGGGTGCCCAGGTTCACCCCCAGCATCCCGAGCGCGGCCTGCACCTGTTCCGGGGTGGACGAGCCGGAGGCGACCTTGACCAGCAGCCACCGCTTGAACTCCTCGGCGGCTGGCATGTCGTCGAGGTCGAAGCCGTTCTCCCGGAGCAGGGCTTCGGCGGAGATGAGGCCCCGGTCGTACAACTCCATCGCTTCCTTGGAGCGGTCCGGGCGCAGCCGCAGCGCCGACGAGTCGTAGACGACCAGGGCGCCGGTGTCGTCGCCGAGCGCGGGGCGCAGGTAGCCCATCGTCAGCGCGTTGACGATCACGTCGAGCATCGGCTCGATGTGCAACTTGATGGTGGCTTCTTCGATCTGCCACGCACCCCAGTGGCTGACCCCGTTCGAGTTGCCGCCGCCGGTGCCGCCGTTGCTCGCCATGCCCAGCACCTGCTCGGGCGGCAGGTCCATGCCGAGCGCGAACCGGCGGATCGCTTCGTCGCGCAGCACCATCGCGTTCGAGTCCAACTCCGACCAGAAGGTCAAGAGCCGGGGCTTGTCGATCGCCTCGTCGGGTGCGGTGACGACGATTGGCACCATCGCAGCCGGGGAACCCGGGTCCTGGATGGGGGTGAGCATCGCATCAGCCAGAGTGAGCATGAACGCATCAGCGTCGTTCGCGGTCTCCCGGGCGGCCCCGTTGGCGTCTGGCGGCGGCGGGAAACTCATGCCCTGGGGCATCAGCAGGATGCCCGCCCCGGCGAGCCGGGACGTGATCTGGGCGAAGACGTGCCGGGTGAGGTACTCGATCTCTCCGAGCAGGGGCAGCAGCGACCGGAACGGTGAGTCGGCCTCGATCCGCTTTGCGGGGCTGGGCAGCCAGATGCGGATGACCACGTCGGACTCGGACAGTTCCACCGGGGGCAGACCGTCGCCGTAGGAGATGATCCACGAGGTGCCGGTGACCTGCATCTCGATGATGGAGACGATCTCCCACACGTCGACACCCTCGACCGACCGGCCGACCAGGTAGCACTCCCCGGCGATGGTCAGGTGGACGCCGATCGCGTCCAGCATCTGAGTCTGGCCGTCTTGCCCGTTGAACAGCATGTCCAGGGCGTCGGCGGCCGGTCCGGCCGGGGTCTCCTTGACCACCCCGACCTCGATGACAGCGGTCTTGAGCAGCGCCCGGGACACGGCGTGGCCGAAGAACCGGGCGGCGAACCGGGCCTCACCGCAGATGGCGTAGTGCCGGTAGCACTCCCGTTGCCAGTCCTGCCGGGGCTGGTAAATGCGCGCGGCCTTGCCCGGGTATCGGGTCGAGGAGGCGACCAGTGCGGTCGTTGGGATGACCACCGGGTCCGGGGGCTGTTTCCTCGTCCGGGGCATCGCGCCGCCTATTCGCTATGTCAGTCGGTCCGGCGTGGGCGCGTCCACTCGCCCGACCCATGCACGAAATGTAGACCCGTCAGCCCTCGGGTGGCTCGTCGTACGCCACGACCGACGCGGCGAGATACGACGCGGCCCACACCCCGTTGATCACCCACCAGGTCCAGTGCAGGTCGGACAGCCACGCCCAGCCGAACATCCCGACGCTCAGATATGGGCACAAACAGAACGGGCAACGGGCCAGTGGCGCCCACTTCCCGTCCGGGCCGACCGCGACCAGGTACTTCGTCCGCAGCCACATCATCGGCGGGAAGTCGTCGAAGGTGAGCAGCCGCGCGGTGCGGGCCACCGAGAGAACCCCGATCAGCACAGCGGCGACCACGGTGAAATGCGACAGTCCGTCGAACCGGTCCACTCGGTCCGCCCATCTTTAGGTTGACCTAAAGACTAGGTCCCAGCGGCCCTGACCAGGTGGAGGTGCCGTTCCCGCAGCAGCGTGTTCGGGTTGGCGATAGCGGCGGGCATGGCCTGCTTAGCGAGTTCGGTGGCGGCGTGCACCATCGCGTCGAGCCGGTTCGGGGAGTCGCCCTCACCGGGCACCCAGGTGGTCTGCTCCTCCTCCAACTCGGTCAGGTCCCCTCGGCGGCCGACGTGGTAGACCCGGGACTTCTCGTACAGCGCGACGACCGGTTCGGCTCGCAGCGCCTTGCCGCGCCGGGAGTTGACCAGCACCACCCGGGCGCCCTGGTAGCCGACCGATTCGAGGGTGTGCTTGACCATCTCGCCGCCGTAGTTCTTCTCGGCCACGATCGCGTCGGCGTGGAACGTCTCGTACTCGCTGTTCGCCTTCGACGCCCACCCGGCGGGGGAGTACCGGCCGGACACGTCGGACAGGACGTAGAGGTTCTTGTCGGCACCGATCCCGACGGTGACGATGCCGGTCTCGTCGTTGGACGCCTTGTGCCCACCAGCCGGGTCGACCCCGACCACGATCCGGGTCAGTTGGGGGGCGGTCTCGACCCAGCGCAGCATCTCCCAGGTCCACAGCGCGCCCTCGATGTCTTCGAGGAGTTCGCCGTGCAACTCCTGGCGGCCCAACCGGGTCCCTTCGTACCGGTTGAGGATGACCTCCTTGAAGGTGTCGGCCAGGTTCGCCAGGTTCGCGTAGGTGGACGCCCGGTGCACCACGGTCAGCGGGTCACCGATGAGGTCCTTGAGCCAGCGCACCGGCTTGGGGGTGGAGGTGGCGACCACCTTGGGTCGGGTGCCCATCCGCAGCCCGAACAGCATGTTGTCCCACACCTTCTGGACCAGGTCGTAGTGGGCGGGTTCGTCGGCCCAGGCGAAGCCGAACTGGGGGCCACGGAGCCGGTCGGGTTCCTCGGCGGAGAATCCCTGGCCGATGCAGCCGTTGGGCCAGGTCAGTTTCTTCTTCGACGGCTCCCACTCGGGGCGCTTGCCGGGTGGGGAGGTGGCGAGCAGCCCGGACACGCCTTCGACCATCGTGTCGCGCAGGTCGGGGCCGGTGGGGGCGATCAGCGCCAGCCGTGGGGTGACCTTGGTGACCCGGTGGGTGATCTCGGAGCCGGTGCGGGTCTTGCCGGAGCCTCGGCCGCCGCTCATCAGCAGGGTCAGCCAGTCGGCGGACCAGGTGGGTGGGCGCTGGTCGGGGCGGGCGTGTTCCCATTCCCAGTCGGCGTGCGGGTGCCCGTCGCAGGTGGGGATGGGGCAGTAGAAGGGTCGCCAGACGGACTGGCTGCGTTCGTGCAGCAGTTCTAGCGCGCGGGCCTGCGCGTCTGGCTTCCAGAGGCGGTAAGCGCCCAGGTCTTCTGGCAGGTTGCCTGGTGGCTGGTCAGGCATGGGCCGCACCACAGGGTGCCGTGTGCCTTGTGCGCGAGGGCGCCAACTCGCAGCGCGGTGCCGCAGCCACCGGCGCAGCGGACCTCCCACCGGACCTTGACCATGCAACCAGCGTACCCACTTGCTGTTTCATCCTCACCTGACATCTTCGACGGTGTTGGCGGGGCCGACCATCCAGACCCCACCGGTCTGGTCGTCGGTGATCGGGCGCCTGCGGGCGACCCAGTCCTCGGGGGAGTACAGGTGGGCGCCGGGACCCCGGGGTGCGGGCAGGTCGGCGATCAACTGGTCCCGGTCGAGACCGAGGTCCCGGACCAGCGCGTCGATCAGCGCGTGCTGGCAGTAGACGGTCGACGACACGACACCGGTGGCGACGCACGCCTGGTAGATCAGGCTGGGCATCGCCACCGAGGTGGTGAACTGCATCTTGGCGCGGTTCGGGAACCGGTCGGGGTCGAGACGGAACGTCATGCCTGTTCCGCGACCGGGTCGTCGGCGGCGGCGACGATCTCGCCTTCGAGGATGTCGTACTCCTGGACGGCGGGGATGCCCAGCGCCACCACGGACGCCACCCACGACTCCAACTCGGTCTGCGTCGGGCTGTGCACCACGATCTCGGTGGGGGCGTCGAGCCCGAACAGTTTCGCGTGCCGGTCGATCAGTTCCCGGGCCTTGGTGACCGCGTACAGGTGCTCGGGGTGGTCACCGTTGATCGCCTTGGGCCACACGGACATGAGCAGCCGGTCCAGCCTGGCCCCGGCGAGCCGGCGCAGGCTGTTGCGGTCTTCTTCGATGAGGTTGCGTTCGAGGGCTTTCTCGGTGGCGACCAGCGCTTGGCGTGGCGTGGGGTAGCCGAGCGCGGACGCGATCTCGTTCCAGGTGGCCCCGGCCAGCCGCATGGAGACGGCGGCGTTGGCCTTGCGGTTGCGGGCGCGCGCCGGGGCGCCCGGGTTCGCCCCACCGACGTGTCGTACGCCGGTGGGGTCGGAGGAGTCCTGCTGTTGCATCTCAGTCACCGGTCTGCATGACGGTCCGATCTTTAGGTCGACCTAAAGATTGCCCTAGTCGGCGGAGAAGTCGACCCCGAACAGCAGCAGGATGACGCCGAGCAGGATCACGAGCAGCACGATCAAAACGGTCTGTGGGTGCATCATTGTCCGTCCTGTACGCAGGTGTTGATGATGAGGTCACGGTCGACGGGGGCGCGCTGGTGCACGGCTACCGTCGTGGGGGTGAACCCCGGCGGGCACGCAAGAGTTGTTCCCGCCGGACCCGGCGGCCCTGCCGGTCCTGCCGGTCCTGGGGGTCCCGTTGTTCCGGGAACACCAGCGGGTCCCGGAACTCCCGGTTGACCAGCCGGTCCCGCCGGTCCTTGCGGTCCTGTTCGTCCTTCTGGTCCTTGTCGGCCGCGCCGTCCTCGTTGGCCGCGCGGCCCTCGTTGTCCTTCGGCGCCTTTTTCACCGTCGGCTCCTGTCACCGTGGTTCCAGGGGGACCGGCTGGTCCGGCTGGTCCGATCGGTCCGGTTGCTCCGGTGCTGCCACGCTGACCTGGTGAACCTATGGGACCCGGAGGACCGGGTGGGCCAGGTCTACCTGTGGTGCCTGGCCCTGTTCGTGGGGGCGCTGTTGGCGTGGCTGGCGGGCTGGGAGTTGTTGTCGTGGCTGTTTCGGTAGCCGCGATCTCGTCGGCGCTGCCGATCGCGACGGCGACGGACATGACGGTCAGCGCGATGCTGCCGCCGACCGCCAGGAACGGGTTCACTGGTCGTCCCTGCGCCGCCCGATCGGGGTGGCGCGCCCGGCGAGGAACCCGGCCATCAGCCCGATCAGGGTGTTGATGACGTTGGCGACCGCTTGGAACGCGGCCCGCAGTTCCTTGTCCGGTTCGGTGATCGACAGCACCACCAGCAACACCGCGAACAGCATCACGGTGGTGCAGATGGTGAACGCGATCAGCAGGATCAGCACATCGCCGGTGGGCCGATCCCGCAGTAGGGGCATACCCCCCACAGTGAGGGTCGTGGGGGCTCAGCGCCAGTAGATCGCGGTCAACCCCACCGATCCGATGGCTACGTCGCCGCCCCGGGACAGCACCTCGGCGCGGACCCGGTGCCCGGCGGTGCACATGTCGATCACGTCGTCGTGGACGCCGGTTCCGCCGGTGGACAGCAGGTGCTCCATCGGTGAGGGGGCGGAGGAGAAGTCGCCGGAGTCCTTCTCGTACTCCGCCCAGCGGACCAGCAGGGTGGCGTCGGGGCTGGGCCGCTGGCAGTCGTTGAGCCGCACCTGGGCGTGGTACTTGGCGCCTTCGAGGTTGAGCCAGGCGTACCCGTCGGGGTGCACCTCACCCTGGTCGGAGGACTCGGTGGCGAACTTCACCGCCGTCCATTCGCCTTCGCGGGCGGTCAGTCCCGGGCCGGACAGGGACAGGTATTCGGGCATGTCGTCGTCTCCTCCGCCGCCACCGGCCAGGCGTGCTTTCACGTCGGCCCTGATGTTGTCCATGCTGTAGCCGCCCGGGTCCCACTTCCCGGTGGTGGACCATTCCTTGTGGCCGCGCGTGTAGGACTGGTCGTGCTGGAAGTGCCGGACGACGGCGGCGCTGGCCCGGACGGTGGCGTCGTACTGCTTGCTGCTCATGGGCTGGGTGCCGTTGTAGTCGACCTCGAAGCCGATCATCTGTTCGTTGGCGTCACCGGAGTACAGGGGGCCGTTGCCGTTGGATTCGCCGCCGTGGTTGGCGCGTCCGGCGGCGATGACGTGGCAGGTGCCGTCGTAGCAGATGACGACGTGGCAGAGCGGCCCGGGCAGGTCGGACCGTCCGTTGATGCACATGTTGAGGGTGGGGTGCGGGTTGCTGTTGGAGGAGGTGGACGCGGTGTGGTGCACCCCAGCGGCGTAGGGCTTGAACTGCCCGCTGCTGCTGGGGCGGCCACGGTTCTTCCAGCCCGACTCCTCTTTGACGGTGCACCCTTCGGCGCGCAGCGCGTCGGCCAGCCAGGTGACCCAGACGTAGGTCATCGGTTGAACCGGTCGTTGGGGTCCAGGTCGTTGATGAGGTCCTGGAAGTCCCGTGCCTCCGGGGAGTCACCTGGGATGGGGCGGACCAGGGTGGGGTCCGGCTCACGATCGTCGTCATCGTCGTGGCGGTGCCGCCAGCGGTCGATGAGCCTGTCGGGTTCGTCGTGCACCGGGTCGGTCATGCCTCTCCCGTCTTGCTGTCCGATCGTGCTGTCCGATCGTGCTACTTCGCTGCGGACTTGCCCTTGCCCTTCTCGGCGACGGTCTGCGGGTCGTCGCGGTGTTCCTCGGCGGTGTGCCGGATCGCGTCGTCGGTCTGGCTGGTGTCGGCGTCGGCGATGGTGCCCTGCTGGGCGTCTCCGGCGTTGGCGGTGTCGCCGCTGGTGTCCTTCTCGGGCTGGTCGGTCTGGTTCTTGCTGTCGGCCATGACTGTCCCTCTCGGTTGGTTACGGTGCTTGTCCATCTACCCAGGTGGTGCCGTTCCAGTACGCGGCCGAGGTCCACAGTGAGACGTGCTCGCCGGTCAGCCACGCTGTGGTTGGTGAGGCTACGGTGCCGTAGGCGGTGAGGTCGGCGGCGACTTCGGCGGGGGCGTGGCCGGAGGGGTCGATGGTTCCGGGTGCCCCGGCGTTCGCGGTGGCGGGGGCGTCGGGGGCGCGGCCCTCGAACCATTCGGGGAAGGCCCCGGCGGAGGGCGCGGAGTAGTGGATTTCCATGTTGTCGGCGAGGACGGCGTACTGGCCGTCGCGCCAGAACTTGGGTGGCAGGCCGGGGGCGGGGTTCATCGCGTTCACCCCGTTGTAGTAGGTGTTGATCGCGGTGAGGTCGGCGGGCGGGTCGGCGCCCTCGGGGAGCCAGGTGCCGGGGGTGCCTCGGGTGACGGAGGTGGCGGGGCCGACCGGTTCGGGGCCGGGTCCGGCCACGGACACCGGGGGTGGGGCTTCCTCCCAGTTGTCGGCTATGTCGGCGATGACCTGGTCTTGGGCGCTGGTGTCGACGGCGGCCACGTTGCCGTCACTGGGGTCAGCGGTCATGTCAGTCCTCGTCTGTTTCGTCACGGTCGTAGTTGCCGATGGTTGGCACCCACCCTGCCAGGCGCAGCAGCAACTCGAAACGTTCCCGTTCGCCGACTGCCGCTTCGGTCAGGTGGTAGTAGCCGCGCCGGACGTGCGGGGGGACCTGGACGCAGATGGTGGGCCACTGGGCGTACCCGTCGGGGTCGGGTGCGATCTGGGCGATTGCTTCCAGCGCGGACAGGTCGGCGTCGCTGTACCCGGTGCCCAGCAGGCTGTCGCTGGTGGCGAGGCGTTGCAGGATGGGCAGCAGCAGGCCGTCGTCGGGTCGGGCGAGGGCCGCGATCCGGTTGTCGGCGACCATGATGCGGTACGCGGTGTCGTTGTCGATGTCGAGGCCGACGACGGGTATTTCGGTGGCGCCCAACGTTTTGCAGGCTTCCCACAGGTGGTTCCCGGCGACGATGTAGTCGGTGTCCATCGTGACGTAGATGGGCCGGTACACGCCGTTGATCTCCACCGACTCGATGATCTTGTCGAGGTCGCCGTTGTTGTAGTTGTCGGGGTGCTGCTGGACCTCGTCGATGCCGCGCATCAGGGGCGCGAGGCCGTCGTGGAACCGCACCATCCCGGAGGTGATCATGTCTTTAGGTCCACCTAAAGACGGTCACAGTTTCGCTCCGTGACTGCGGAGGTGGTCCCGGCAGGTGGCCTGCATCCCGGCGGCCATGATCCCCAGGGGGCCGCACTCGGAGCACTCCACCAGGTAGCCGTCCCGCTCTGGGACCGCGATGACCCGCACCGACTGGGTCGCCACCGCCGGGTTCGGCACCGACTGGTTCACCGGCCAGCGTTCGTGCATTTGCACTTCGCCCCCTTCGACTTGTTCTTCGCCGCAGCCTTCTTCGCCGGGGCACGTTTCGCGGTCGCCTTCTTCGCCGGGGCCTTCTTCGTTTTCACCCCGGGGGTTTTCTTCGCGGCGGTCTTCTTCCCAACCGCCTTCTTGATGATCTTCGTGCCTCGGCCGCCGCCCTTCAACGGCACCCCCGTGCACTTACACGTCATCTTCGGACGAGCCATCACGACCTCCGGTCAGCGTGTCCCGGCTCAGGGGTGTCCGGCTCAGTGTGCTCCCGTATCCGGCCGGTCGTACTTCGTCAGCCACTCCGCCACCGCCTCCCGCAGCCCCCCGCTCACCGTCGTCCCCCGCCGACGAGCCAGAGCCTCCACCCGCGAAGCCGTCGAATCCCTCACCCTCACCCGCAGGATCACCTCCCGCGCAACACCCGACCTTGGCCGTGCCACGAAAACCCAGCCTACCCATTCCTGTGCCACGGGCATAGGCCGGAAATCCAGTACACCCACCCAAGTGCCTAGCGCCTCCCAGGGAGGCCCGCGCGGGGAGCGCGTGGGGTGGGGAGGTGCCGTGGCCGGCCTGAAAGCTCCCCCGGTGTGGGCCAGGTCACAGTGTGAGCCAGGTCACAAAAGCTCTTTAGGTGCACCTAAAGTGGGGCTGATCATGCCTCTGACCTGCGGTTATGCGGTCAGGTGGGGCCGGTTTGACTTAGTGGATAGGTGCGGGTAGTGTTCTCGGTGTTAGGCAAGGCGGAGCGGACAGGCTGGCATCAGGCCAGGCGCGCTCCGGGTGATCGGGTCATTGGCCCGGGAAGGTACGGTTCGCAATGGCAACCGCCATGCAGTACGGCAAGGTTCTGACCACGACGGCGCAGGTCGAGAAGATCGTCAAGCGCGCGGCGGCGGAGTATGTCAAGGGTGCGGCGACGCTGACGGCGAATGCCGCCTATGCGACGCACTACGCGGTGCTGACGGGGTACATCTCGAAGGACGGCGGCAAGGACGGCGGCATGACGCAGCATGCCTACGCGGTCCTGTTCGGTCAGGTGGACTCGCAGGTGACGCTCTGGAAGCGCCTCGGTCGGGTGCTCGTGGTCGGCGGTTTCCGGCCGGAGGACGACGCGACGCTCTGGACGCGCCTCGCGTCGCAGACGATGGCGAACAAGGGCGAGATGTCCAAGATCATCATGGACGAGACGTTCGGCCCGGACAAGATCGACACGCTGCGCAAGGCCGTGGACGCCTTCGTCAAGGCGGAGGACGAGAAGCGCGCCGAGAAGGAGAAGGACGCCGCGAAGCGCGCCTCTCGCACGGCGGCCGAGAAGGACGCCGACGCGAAGGCGAAGGCGAAGGCCGACGCGAAGGCCGAGCAGAGCCTGTCGGCCCGGGAGAAGCGCGTCGCGGAGGCGGAGTTGATCATGGCTCCGTCGTCGGTCGCCGGGAAGGCGCTTCTCGCGGCCGAGAAGGTGAAGGACGACGCGACGACGCAAGCGATCTTGCTGGCGAAGGCGCTTGACCGCGCCGTCAAGGGTCTCGACCGGGAAGGGTTCGCGGCCGTCGAGTCGATCATGACCGCGACCCTGACCCGCGAGGTCACGGTCCGGTCGGCGGCGGACGCGAAGGCGTCCTAGTCCCCCGCCTCCCCCGCCCGGTCCGCCGGGCGGGGGAGGGTACGGTCTGCGACTAGCCTCCCGTCGACAGTCTTTAGGTCCGCCTAAAGCCTGTCGCCGGGGGAGGTGCCGCAGGCACTTGCGCCCGCTTCCCGTTGGCGCTCATCCCCACGCAAGGAGCTTTTGATCATGGAACCCGTTACCCATTGGCTCACCTACGGCTCCGGCCCGATGGTCTGCCACTCGCGTTACTGCGAGATTGCGCTCGCGCCCGGCACGTCCGGCGGCGCGTTCATGACGACGCGGCAGGCAGCCGAAGCGGTCGCGTCCGGCACGGTCGTCGAGTGCGCGCACTGCGTCACGGCCGAGATCGCGAGCGTGCTCGCGTGAGCGCCTGGCTTCTCGACCGCCACGCGCGGCGCGTCATCCTCGCACTGATGATCGTGTGGGCGGTGTGCCTCGCGGCCATCGTCGCCATGATCGTCGCCGACCCTAGCCGCCTCGCGTGAAGCGGGCCGCGACCGCCGTCATCATGGCAGCGGTCGCGGCTGGCAGCCTCACGCTGCCAGCCGCTCCAGCCTCCGCCTCCGCCTACTACCGGACGCTCCGCCCGCACACGGCCGACGCTCTGCCCGACGCGCACCGTTGCGCGCATCCGGTCGGCGCCTATGCCGATGATCAATGGTGCCTCACGGTCGGACCGTGGCGCCCGGTCGGGCAGCCTCTGGCCGACGCGCTCGCAGAGGGCGGCTCGCGTCGCGCGACCGAGCGTGACTGGCGCGCGTGCTACCGGCACCGCTTCCACGGCGAGACTCTCGTCACCTGCCCGCGCGGCTACGTCGAGTTGTTTTAGGTCCGCCTAAAGACAGCCGCCTCAAAGACCTGCCCCGCCTCCCCGCACGGGAGGCGGGGCAGAGGCATGCCCCGGAGGAGCTTCACCGGAGGAGCTTCATCGGCGGGGCCGGCGATCCGGCCGGGCCGGCACCGGCCCGCCCGCACCCGGCCGCACCCCACCGGGGGGCCGGGCCGGTCGGCCCTGACCGGTCGGCGCCTGCCGTCGCCGCCGCCCGCTCAACCAACCGACGCTGGTGCTGGCTCAACCAACCGACGCCGGTGCGCGGTCAATGAACCTGCCTCATCGGGTGGCCGATGCTGGCTCAACCAACTTGTCCCCGTTTGACTTAGTGTGGCAGGTGTGGTAGGATTGTAGTTGTTGGTGGGCGTTTGCCCAGATTCGCTTCCCGGTCTTTAGGTCCACCTAAAGCCACTCACCGAAAGGTTCATCCCCATGCAGTACATCTCCGCTCGACTCGCCCCCGGCGTCACCGCCAAGGTCCTCGCCGAGACCGGCAAGAAGAAGATCAGCAAGGTCGCGCTCCGTGCGCTGCCGCTCGACCGCTGGGTCGGGGCCAAGCCGGTCGAGTTCATCAGCACCTCGGCGTTCCACCGGCCCGGGTCCTGGTTCACGGTCAACGAGTTGGCCGACGTGAACGGCACGCCGGTGACCATCGAGTTGCGCGACGACGCGCAGCAACTGGTCGCCATGATCGCGCTCACCTCGACCGAGCAGGACACCGTCGAGGTCCGCATCTCCTGATCGGCCAGCACGTCGAGCGCCCGGCTTTAGGTCCGCCTAAAGACCGGGCGTTCGGCGGGTCATCCGACCGGATAGCCCACCGCTTCCCGAACGAAAGGCACGACATGACCACCACGATCACCCGAGAGGTGCGCAACGGGCGCACCGTCACGGTGTACACCGAGATGCACAGCCAGCCGGAGTTGCTGCCCGCACCAACCGGGTGCACCTGCCCGCTGCTCCCGGTCTATCGCTTCGACAAGGCGGCCAACACGGTCACCCCGGTGCGTGACCACCACGACCTGTGCTTCCACAAGGTCGGCCCGCAGTACGGTCCGAACTGGATCGCCACCTGCTACGGCGTCAGCGTCACCGACCCGTGCCCGACCGTCACGCTCGGCAAGTGAGCCGGCCCCTGCCGGGTTACTCCCGGTTCGGCAACACCGCGCGCTGCCTGTCCTGTGAGCGCACCGACTTCGTCAGCAACTTCACCCGAGAGGGCTGCGCGTGCGGCGCTGCGCCGATGCCGGTCGAGCACCGGCTGGGCGACGGCACCGTGGTGGTCGAGGGCCTGCGGGTCCTCGACTACGACCACGAGTACGGCACCGTGACCAAGGTCAGCGACAAGGGTCCGTGCGACCCGCCGCCGTTCGGCGTGTGCGGTGGCTGGCACACGGTGCGCAAGGACCGGGGCGGCACGATGATCTTCAACTGCGCCCGCCTGGTGCGGCTGGTCGAGGTGACGCTGTGATCATCGTCATCCTCACCTTCGACGGTGACCTCGACCGGGCACCCGAGGTGGTCGGCCCGTTCATGGACGAGGCCAGCCGCATGGCCTGGGTCAACGCGATCCAGCCCGAGCACCCCGGCGTCGAGTTCCTGCTGACCACGACCACCGAACCGTGGCAGCCCGACCGCTACTACCACGTCATGCTCGCCCGCTACGTCGACCGGGACCGGCACGAGGGAGCTTCCGTCGTGGTCGACCCGGCGACCGAGGACCCGGCGACCGAGGACCCGGCGTGACCGGCCGCGACCTGGTGCCCCAGCAGCCCGACCCGCAGCCCGGCCCGGCATCAACGGTTGAGGCCACGGTCGGCCTGCTGCTGACCTGGGCGATCTACCACGCCACGCACCCCGGCTGCATCGTGATCGAGACGTGGCCGACACCGTCGGTGCCGCTCGCGATCACGGTCTTGAACAACCCGCGCTGACCCCACTTCCCCCGGCCCTCGCATGAGAGGGCCGGGGGTGTCGGCGTTCCAACCATCCACCGTTTAGGTCCGCCTAAAGAGCGGGCCGGGAAGGCACCATCCCCATGAACCTCGCAGAGAAACTGACCTACCTCGGTGGTCACCTGCACGAGCACACCCTCGGCGGGTGGGAGATCACTCTCTCGCCCCGGCTGCGGGCCAGGCTCGGCAAGTACACCCCGATCCCCAGCCCCATGATCCGGCTGACCGACAGCGAACTGACCGTCGGCACCGACCTGACCCGGGCGATCGACCGGCTGTACCAGGCGGACACCGAGCGGCGGGCCGGCTACGACCCGGCCGCCGTGTGCTCGTACTGCGGTGCGGTGCGGGAGGACCACGACCGGGTGAGCATGGCGTGGGAGTTCTGCCAGCGGCAGGTCCGTGCGTTCGCCTCGCTCACGGTGCAGCCATGAGCGCGGCAGGCGGCGTCATCGCCGCGCTGGTCGTCGGCGGCATGATCGTCGGCGGGGTGCACGAGCACCGGGTCGAGCACCGGGCGCAGGTCCGGGAGGCGGCGGTGCTGCACGCCAAGGCCGCCGAGTGCACGGTGGCTGACCTCACCTACCGGGAGGCGGTGCGCACGGCGGGCACCGCCCGGCCGTGGGTCAACGCCGACGCTGCGTTCGACCGGGTCGCCGACCGGCTGGAACAGGCACCGTGGTACGAGTGCGAGAAGTCGGCGCTGTCCGAGGCGGCGGAGGACACGTCGGCGCTGCGGCTGTGCCGTGCGCAGGACACGGCGCGGCGGGTCGCGTTCCGGCACGCCGACACGAAGCGGCAGTGGCACCGGGCCGATGCCATCAACCGGTTCGAGGTGCCCACCTGGATGGGTGGCATCCACTGCGTCGACTCGTCCCGGACCGAGCGGGCGGACGACCGGGCGTACCTGCGGGCGTTCGGCCCGACACCCGAGGAGTCCGTCGAGCGGAGCAAGCGCAGCGATGGTCATGTCACGGTGCGTGCCTGCTGGGGTCACGTCATCCGGGTGTGTGTCGGATGAGCGCGGTCGTGCCGATCGAGCGGCGCTGCCGGTGCCTCGGTCGGCAACTGTTCACTCTCCCCAACGGGCAGCGCGTCCCGGTCAACAACTCGGGTGGCTCCTGGTGCGGCAACCCGGCCAACGAGGAAGACGGGCTGTGCGACACCTGCCGGGGCGGGTGCCGAGAGGTCGGGCACCACGTCTGCACGCTCGACGAGGTGCGGCTCCGGGACCAACTCGACGCGGGCGGCGCGCCGTGACCGCCGCCCAGGTCGCCGCGCTGGAACGCAAGGGCGACGAGCAACTGTCCCGGCTCGGGCACTACGGGCTGGTCATCGTCATCGCGGTGGCGCTGTGCTCGACCAACGCCGCACCCATCGGCGCGCTGCTGCTCACCTACGCCACCATCCGGGCCGGCATCGTGGCGGTCCGCTGGCTCAGCACCGTGCGGGCCATGCGTGACACGGTCAGGTCCGGGGTCACCACCTGCCCCTGTTCGTGTCACCTGCCCGACCCGTCCGATCAATCAACCGAAGGAGCAACCTGATGAATCAGCCGAAGATCACGACCACCACCACGCCCGAGGTCGTCACGTTCACCGACGTGGACCTCATCCGCGAGGCACGGATACTGCGCTCGGAGGGCGGCAGCAACCCGGAGTACGACCGGGCGCTGGTCGAGTTGGTGTGCCGCACTCTCGGGTTGACGGACACCCATCTGGTGGGCAAGTTGCTGCTCACCAACTAGGACTCCGGCGGTGCTGAGGATGGGGATGCTCGGCACCGTCGGATGAGTAACAGCCTCGTGCTGTTGCCTGTCACTCACCGGGTTGGGAAGCCTCGGTGGGTGGCGGGGAACGGACGACGTTCCGAAGGTTTTAGGTCCACCTAAAAGGGCCGACAAGGAGCAACCAGTGAAGCCGGTGGAGATCATCCACGAGATGCGTCGTCTGCTCAAGGACGGCAGCGCGTGGTGCAAGGGCAGTTACGCCAGGTGGGAGTACCCCGACCCCGACAACTACGACGACGGCAGGCCGGTCGGCTGGTGCCTGGTCGGCGCCGGGCTGCGGGCGGTCGGCGAGAACGTGGGCAGCAACTGCGATAAGTACGACCGGGCCGACTACATCGCCCAGTACGAGGGGCTGACCGAGGCGCTGGCCGTCATCACCCGGATCACCCAGGAGCAGTTCCCCGACCGGCTGCTGGAGTACCAGGCGTTCGACGGGGACCGCCCGCTGGCGGTCATCCCCCGGTTCAACGACCTCGACCAGACCACCTGGGTCGAGGTCGACCGGGTGCTGGACAAGGCCGAGGTCACGCTCAACGAAACCGTTTAGGTCCGCCTAAAGAAAGGGGCTCAACCAGTGGAACCGATCAACCCTGACCAGGAGGTGCTGTTCCCCGTGGTGGACAGCGACCCGCTGCGGGTGCTGCGGGAGGCGCGTGCCCTGCTCGACGAGGGCAATGGCTGGACGAAGGGGGAGTACCGCATCGACGACTCGGACGGTCAGCGGTGGTGCCTGATCGGGGCCGCCGCTCAGGCGGTCGACGAGTACCTGCCGTATGAGATCACCACGCATCTCATGCAGACCGACTGGCCGGGACTGAACCCGGCGCTGTTCGCCATCACTGAGGTGATCCGCGAGCAGTACCCGGAGTTCAGCATCTGCGAGACCTGCGGGGCGGGGTGCACCGACCCGTTGCACCTCATCCCGGGGTTCAACGACTTAGACGACACCACCTGGGAGCAGGTCGACCGGGTGTTGGACAAGGCGGAGGTCGTGCTCACCGAGCGCGCCAACCTCTGAACGCATCCCTGCCCCACTGCCTCTCGGCGGTGGGGCAGGGGCCTTTAGGTCAACCTAAACGAAGGAGCAACCAATGCCTATCCGTTCGAGGGTAGAGACGATCACCCCAGCCAAGGCGAAGACCTGGCTGGCCGAGCACAACGCGGAGAACCGCAACTTGCGCAAGGCGTGGGTCAGCAAACTGGCCGAGGCCATGCGCCGTGGTGAGTGGCAGGTCACCCACCAGGGGATCGCGTTCGACGACGACGGTGTCCTGCTCGACGGTCAGCACCGGCTGGCCGCCGTGACCGAGGCCGGCAAGAGCGTGCAGATGCTGGTCAGCCGGGGTGTTCCGGCCGAGGCGTACGACACGCTCGACACCGGGCGGGCGCGGACCGCCGGGGATGTGCTCAAGGCGCACGGGTACACCGACACGAACATCGTGGCTGCCGCGACCCGGTGCTTCATCGCCTACCACGAGGCGCCGCCGCGCCAGAACTGGGGCACCCGCAACGCCTACGGTCAGGTCACCACGCCGCAGACGTTGACCGTGCTGGCGGACACACCGGAGTTGTTGGAGGCGGGACCGGCGGCGTCCCGGGTGTCGGCCGAGGTGGGCCGGTACGGGCTGCGGTCGGGGCTGTGCACGGTGTTCGCGATCATCGCGAAGCACGCGCCGCAGACCTGGGAGAAACTCGGCTCCGACTTCGTCGAGGCGTTGGCGACCGGGATGAACCTGGGTCCGGGGTCACCGATCCTGGCCTGGCGCCGCACCATGATCAACTACTCCAGCCCGTCCAGCACCAGCCGTCGGCGCAGCGTGCCCGCGCAACTGACGGTGGCGTTGACGTTGCAGGCGTGGAACGCCTGGGTGACCGGTGCTCCCCGGCAGCGGGCGCACTTCCGGTTGGGGATGGAGCCGATGCCGAGGGTGGCTGCGCTGGCTGACTTGGACCCGGGTGAGGACGACTACCGGATGCGGGTGACGGCGGAGATGGAGCCGCTGGACTCACCCGACCGCACCGACCACGAGGAGCCGGAGCCGACCGAGGCAGTCGAGTGAGCCTCACCGCTGCGTTGTGCAACGAGCCGTACCTGCGCCCGGACGGGACGATGGTGCGTTGCACGTTCATCGCGAAGCATCCGACGGTCAACCACTCGTGGTTCGCGGTGTCCTGCCAGGACGCGGCGGACGAGGAGAAGGTCGACTACACGCCGACCGCTGTGCAGGCGTTGCTCGACGGGTTGCTGGCGGGGGACCTGGACGAGTACGTCGAGGCGATCTTGGCGGCTGGGCACACCCGGAAGCGGCAGCGGCGGGGTGAGCACACCACGTTCTCGATCAAGGTGACACCACCCAAGTAGGGCAACTTGATCTTGTGTGTCAAATGTGGTAGAATAGGTACTTCGCGGGACAAGTCTGACCACTGGCCTTTAGGCCGACCTAAAGAGAGGAGTCACCATGACCAAGCCCGACCGTCACCTGCGAACCGTCGCGGCTGACGAACAACCGGCGCTGCCGTACACCACGGCAGGCATACCGAACAGCGGCTGGGCCGGCACGGATACCTCGCAGGAGCGAGCCCGTCAGGCCGACCGCAAGGTGACCGGCGACCGGCAGATGCACACCCTCTGGCTGCTGCGGAACAGCAGCGAGGGGATGACCTGGCGGGAGTTGTCCAGCCAGACCGGCTGGCACCACGGCCAGGCGTCGGGGGTGCTGACCGGGCTGCACAAGATGAGCAAGATCGCCCGGTTGGCGGAGACCCGGAACCGCTGCCACGTCTACGTCATGCCCGACCGAGTCGACGGCCGGGAAGTAGGCGAGGCAGGACACACCTCAACCAATGCCCTCCTCGCGCAGATGGCTGACCTCATCGCCCGGCTCGACCCGGGCTGCACGCACCGTCCCTTCCCCGAGTCGGACTGCGTGTCCTGCCAGGCCGCCGATGTGCTGCGCCACTACGAGGGACGTTCCAAGAAGGGGACATAGCAACTGATGCCAGAAGCCCGTGTGATCAACCTGTTCGGATCAGCACCGGCGCCGCAGCCGACGCCCGACCCGCCCGCAACCCCGACGGAACCACCGCCGGGGTTCGCATCCATCGAGGACTTCAAGGAGGTGGTGATACCGGAGTTGGAGAACTTGCTCGGCGCCTTTGAGGTGTTCGACGAAGTGCAGTGGCAGGAATGGCTGGACATGTTCCGCGCCAAGATCGCGGAGTGGCCGCGATGACCGGCAACAAGCGCCACCTGTTGGCGCCCAGCACGGTCGGCAAGGCGGCGTGCGGTACGCACCACCCTCGGCTGACCACCCGTGACCCGGCCCGGGTCACCTGCAAAGCCTGCGTCCGCACTCAGGCAATGGCCGACGCCCAGATCAGGACAACCCAGAAACCATTTAGGTCGACCTAAAGGAGCAGCCATGCGCAACTCGCTACAGATCGGCGACGTGATCCACGTCACCGAGGACTACCACCGGGTGCCGCCCGGCACGGTGATCGGGCACCCGGATGACACCCGGAACAGGTGGACGAAGTTCGGCGACCACCTGTGGGGGGACGCGGCTCAGACGACGAACCGCAGGCCAGCGGAACACTGGCTGCCGTTGGGCTACTACCGGGTCCTGTCCTACCCGCAGGGCTACACCCCGGACGCCCGGGAGCCGCTGACCCTGCGCCAGTGGCAGTGGCAGTTCCAGGACGGGGCGATCGGTGCCGCCGAGAACCACGGGGTCAGCGTCACCGTCGTGCAGCGGCTGATGGAGCGGCTGAACTGCGCGCTCCAGACGTTCCCGATCGGGGTCGGCGTCACGGTGGAGTCGGCGCACACCCGGGAGATGCTGCCCGAGGGGACGGTGCTGTTCGTCGGGGACACCGAGGATGCGGCACTGTCGGGCACGTTCGTCAAGCACCAGGGCGCCTACCGGCGGGTGCTCGGCAACAAGGACCTCAACCTGCGGATCGCCACCGTGGTGGAGGTGCCCGGTCAGACGGAGCCGCCGGACTGGGTGGTCGAGAAGCCGGGGCCGGACATGGACGAGATGATCGGCCGGTTCCGGGACCAGGCCAGGGTGCTCGCCGCGAAGATGGCTGACAACCAGAACTGGTGCTCGACGTATGACCAGTTGTCCAGCCGGTACGGGTTCCCCCGTCGGGCGGGCCAGTGACCAGCCAGCCGGTAGCGCCCGGCATCCCCACGCTCGACGACGTGCTCGGCCACTGGACCAACGAGCACGCCGCTGACCTGGCCGTGTTGAAGTCCGTGCTGGTCGCGCGGGAGGACATGATCGTCGACGCGCTGAACATGGCGGGCGCCCAGTTCGGGCTGTTCCCGCAGATCGTGGCGCTGGTGCTGGCGGACGTGGGGCTCGGCACGCCGGTGACCACCGAGCAGCACGAGTTCTTGCGCCGCCAGTTCTCCACCTTGATGCAGCAACTGCACGAGCAGTACGGCATCGACCCCGGCAACCCACCCGTTTAGTTCGACCTAAAGGAGCAACCATGCCCACCGATACCGAAGCACCACCATCGACTCTCACGTCGTTCGGGGACTTCCAGACCTTGCAGCCCGGCTCGGTCATCATGGTCAACGACACGAACGGCAGCATCAACGAGTGGACGAAACTGCCGGACGGGCGTTGGCAGATGGACGCCTTGCCGCCGATCCGGCAGGAGAACTTCCGGTCGTCCGTGAACGCCGGGCGGGTCGTGGTCCGGCACGGCAACGCGGACCCCACGGTTACCCCGCCGAACGTGCCGGGCGTGTTGTACCGGGGGGTGGGCGGCACGCTGTTCATGCTGGTCGGCCCCACCACGGTGGCCCGGCTGACCTACCAGCAGGACGATCCGCTGAACCTGCCGGTTGCCGCCCCGACGTTCAGTCGTCTGATCGAGGTCGGCCCGGAGTGGGCCGGTCAGATGACCTACGTCGTCAACCGCCCGGTCTGGGCGGATGCGGTGCTGTCCTACCTGACGCCGATGGTCACCGCCCGAACGCAGGTGGCGGAGGCGCAGGCGCGGCAGGCGGAGTTGTTGCAGCGGCAGGTCATGCCGACCGGGTTGGTCGACGCGCTGCACGCCTACGCCGCGAGCGTGGACGACGGCGAGTTCGACGAGTTGCTCGACAACTACGGCGTCTCCCGGACCCGGGAGCACACGTCGGTGGTGCGGGTGACCGGCCGCTCGTACTGGACGCCGGATGGCTCCGAGTGCCGGGGGTGGGATGGCTACAACAACGTGGAGATCACCGACGTGGAGGACTCGGTGATCATCACCTGGACGGCGACGACCAGGGTGACCAAGGAGGGCTTCGGGTGCACCTGCGACTCGGTGGACACCGAGGACTACCAGGGCCTGCTGGACTCGCTGCCGGAATACGACGACTACGACACCGAGGTGGAGTGCGACACCGACTGACCCACCTGATAAGGTAACCACAGTCATCCCTTTAGGCTCACCTAAAGGGAGGCCGTCCCGGACCGTCCGGGCGGCAGAGCAAGAGGAGCAACCATGTCCATCCGTCACACCGTGCACGAAGCGATGGCGACCAACGGCCTGAACGGGTACACCGGGCAGGCCCAGCCGGTCGTCGCTGCGCTGGAGGAGCGCGAGTACCAGATCGGCGAGGCGCTCATCTCCTTCGCCCAGGAGCGGGGCCTGTCCGAGTTCGACGCGCGTGGCGCGCTGACCTCGGCCGGGCTGGACCTCCGGCCGCGCCCGACGGCGGTCTCGAACGACAGCGAGCAGTCCCGGACCGCGTCGGTGATGGACGCGCTGAGCGACCTGCGCGCCAAGATCGCCGACCTGGAGCGGTCGATCACCCGTCGGTAACCAGACGGCCCCGGGGTGACTTCCCCTGTGTTCGGTCACCCCGGGGTCCTGCCCGTCGTCGGGTCAGGCGCTTGCATGGCTGCTCCCGCCTGGCCCGGCGGCCCATTGGAGGCTCTATGAATGAACGTCAGAAGATGCTGCTCGCCATTGGCGTCGTCGAGTGGGATGGTGTGCTGTCCCACCTGGATCAGATGACTGGGCGCGGGATACCGGTGCCCAGTCGTATCTTGCACGGGGTGCAGGCGGAACTACACGAACTGTCCTTGCGGTGGAAGGCCAACGGTTTAGGTGAGCCTAAAGATGATCCGCCTGCTGCGGCTCGGAAGTACATCACCGAGAACCTTGGCTCGGCCGACGCCATCCTGGAAGGGATCAAGCGGTGACTGAGCACACCGAGCGGGGACGGCCAGCCGTCATCGACCCGAACGTGGACACGGTGGTGAGCAAGGTGACCTTCGTGGACCCGCCGTCGAACCGGGTGCGCTACGACTGGTCCACCATCGCCGACGAACTCCGGGCCAACCCGATGCGCTGGGGAATGATCTTCCGCAACGACCGGTCGTCGGTCGCGGTGGCTCTCCGGCAGGGCGCGATCATCGCGATGCACCCGGACCTGGGGTTCGAGTTCCGTACCGCCAACAACACCCGGCACCCGCAGCGGCGCTGCGACCTGTACGCCCGGTTCAACCCGGACAAGGTCGTGGGGCTGCGGGCGGCGATCGAACGAGAGGACACCTGATGACCCTGCCGCTGGTGGCTGTCGAAGGGCGGGTGGTGGCCGACCCGGAGTTGCGGTTCGCCCCGTCGGGGGTGGCGGTGGGCCGGCTACGGATGGTCGCGTCGTCCCGTAAGCGCACGGAGGCGGGGGAGTGGGTCGATGACAAGACCTTGTGGTTGGACGTGACGTTCTTCAAGCAACTCGCGGAGAACGTGGCGGAGTCGATCGGTAAGGGCGACCTGGTCACGGTGGTCGGCAAGTTGCAGACCGATGAGTGGACCACGGAGGGCGGGGAGAAGCGGTCGAAGATCGTGTTGATCGCTGACTCGGTGGCTGCGTCGTTGCAGTTCCGCACGATCCGGCACGGTGAGGGCAAGGTTGAGCGTTCGGCCAGCCCGCCCGCGCAGGAGCAGAACGCTTGGTCCGCTCCACCGGCGGATGATCAGCCGCCCTTCTGATGAGGGCTCACCGTCTGTCCACAGCCTGTGGATAACTCTGTCCACAGGCTGTGGACAGAGCCGTTTAGGTCGACCTAAAGGAGAACGGATGCCGAACACACAGTCCGAGCCCAAGGGCCGGGACGCTCTGCTGCGGCAGGCGTACAGCCAGGCCAGCAAGGACTTGCGGGAAGCCCACCGGGACGAGTTCAACGAACTGCACCGTAAGCACGCGGTGGACCTGGGGGTGGAGTGGGAGCCGCGTCCGACGGCGGAGCAGAAGGCGGCTGAGCAGATCGAGGCGTTGCTGTCGCAGTTCCCGCAGTTGCGGGAGCGGGTCGGCGGTCAGACCACGATCGAAGACCTGTAGAACGGACGGCCCCCGCGTCCCGGGAAGGGACGCGGGGGCCTGGGTCGAGGAGTCGGAGCAACCGTGTCCTCGACGGTGAGATTACCGCACACCCCCGTTTGCGCCAGGCAACACGCGGGTCTAGGTTCGATGCACGGCTCCAGACCCCGGCCGGTGCCGACCCTTACGGGACGACTGGCCGCCAAAAGCGAACGCCGCCCTGCTAGCAACAGGAGCGGCGTTCTGAGTACCTGTCCGATGCGGGCGGAAAGGACCTGGCAGTGATTCTAACCAAGAGCCACCTCGATGTGGCAAACCACGCCCGACGTGGGGTCTTGTTGTGAGCGGCGGCGGATGGGCCGCGATACCGAACTCGGTGTCACGCAGTGGGCTCGGGGCCAACGCTCTCGCTGTGCTGGTGGTCGTCAGCGGCCACGTCGGGTCGAGGGGCTACATGCTCAGCCACGCCCTGATCGCCAGCGAGGTTGGCTGCTCGATCATGTCGGTGCGTCGAGCGATCTCCGAGTTGCAGAAGCGCGGCCTGCTCGACGTACAGCCCACCTTCCACGGCAGAGCGCAGGGTTCCAACTGCTACCGGGTGACCTTCGACCTGTCCGTTTCGGTCGGAGATGGCCTGTTCACTGAGAACACCCCCCCTGTTCTAGATGAGCAGGGGTCTGTTCTCAGTGAACAGGCAGAAGAAGAACCTAAGAAGAAGAACCAGTACGGGGCGCGTCGTGCCTCCGCACCGCCCGACGACTTCACCATCACCACTGCGATGAGGGCATGGTGGGCTGCGAAGGATCGGCGCGACATTGATCTCGCCCAGGAGACCGAGCGGTTCTTGGACTACCACCGGTCGAAGGGCAACACGTTCAAGGACTGGACCGCTGCGTGGCGGACCTGGATGAGCAAGGCGTCCACCGAACGGACGCATCACAGCGGAACCGTCCGCGCCGTGCGGAACCCGGTATGAACGCCCGCGACCTGGCCCGCCTGGTTGCCGACGGCGGACCGATCAAGCGCAGCGGCGAGGACTGGATGGTGCGCTGCCCCGCCCACGAGGACAAGGTGCCGTCGCTGGCGATCGGTGACGGCACTACCGGCAAGCCGGTCTGGCGCTGCCACGCAGGGTGCACCCAGGAGGCGGTGGAGACCATCGTCCGGCCGCTGCTTGCCGCTGAGGAGGTTCTGCCGGTCGCGTCGGACGACACGGTCTACCGCTACACCGACGAGCAGGGAGTGCTGCTGTTCGAGGTGGTCCGTCGGCCCGGCAAACGGTTCATGCAGCGCCAACCGGACCGCACCCAGGAGGACGGCTACCGGTGGACAACGACCGGTGTCCGCCGGGTGCTTTACCACTTGCCGGAGGTGGTCGACGCGGTCACCCGGGGACGGGAGGTGTGGATCACCGAGGGGGAGAAGGACTGCGACATTCTGCGACGGCATGTCTGTGCCACCACCTGGCCGGGCGGTGCTGGCAAGTGGCGGGACGAGTACGCCGAGGCCCTGGCTAACGGGTCGTTCACCTTGTGGGCGGATGCTGACGAGCCGGGGCGCAAGGCGATGCGGCAGGTCCGCGACTCGTTGATCGCGGTGGGTGCACAGGTCCGGATCGTCGAGTCGGCGCACGGGAAGGATGCCCACGATCACTTGGTGCACGGCCTGTCGACCGACGACGTGCTGGTCACCGTGCCGTACACGGCGCCGGACGCGGAGACCTTGTTCCTGCGGGCCAACGACTATGTGGACCAGGACTACCAGGTGGGCGAGTGGGCGGTCAGGACCCTGCTGCGACGCGGTGAGGTGCTGATGCTGACCGGCTACGAGGGCTGGGGGAAGTCCTCGATGCTCAAGCAGTTCGCGGTGTGCGCAGCGATCGGCTACCACCCGTTTGCCCTGTGCCCGGTCGGTGCTCCGGCGCGGGTGCTCTACATCGACTGCGAGAACACCCGGGCTGATTGCATCGAGGACTTCGCTCGGCTGCGTCAGGCGGCGCGGGTGAACAACGCCTGGTCCGACCCCGCCTTGTTCATCCACGACCGAACCGAGATGAACCTCGGCAGGACCGACGACCTGTCGTGGCTGATGGAGCGGGTCCATGCACACCGACCGGACCTGCTGGTGATCGGCCCGGTGTACGACCTGGTGACCGGAGACATTGGCCGAGAGGAGGTGGCCCAGACGTTGAAGCGCGGGATCAACATGATCCGCACCATGTTCAACTGCGCGGTGATGTTGGAGCACCACGCCCCGCATCGCAATGCGGGCGAGGTGCGCGAGGTGCGGCCGATCGGATCGTCCTTGCTGTTGCGTTGGCCGTCCTTCGGGTTCGGGCTCATGCCAACCGGCGAGGTCAACGAGCCGTTCGACTTCCACCCCTGGCGAGGCGGAAGACGGCGTGGACGCACCTGGCCTGACCGGGTGATCCAAAGCAAGAGCGACACGGAAGGGTGGTTCTGGACGCAGTGTGAGCCGGGGTTCTGAGTTGAGAGGAGCAACCAATGGCTGAACCATGCAGGGATGATGAGCACGAGTGGGGTCCGCCGAGGCGGATGAGCGCGCGCAGTGGTCCGCTCGATGGTGAGTGGGTGTTGCAGGAGTGTCGGCGTTGCAACGCCGGTGCGGTCAGCCGTACCGATGGGGCCGATGGGCTGCCTAATCTGCTCGCGGCGCTCGGGGTCGAGGATGTGCCCGAGCCCAGGGACCTCACCTGAGCACCCCCGAGTTGATTTAGTGCGTCAAGTGTGGTAGACTTGTAGTTGTAGGTGGAAGTCTGCCCATTTCCAGGAGCGGTCTTTAGGTCCACCTAAACGAGAGGAGCAGCCATGAACGACATTGACCGGGTCCGCGAGGCCCTCGGACCCGACGGCGACCGGTGGATCAAAGGGGCGCTGCACGACATGACCCGGACCCGACACTGCCTGATCGGCGCGATCGAACAGGCCGTCTACAACCACCAGTACAACACCCGGCCAGACCCGAACACCGACGCCTACGGCCACTGGCTGACGGCACGCGACGTGCGGGTCCACCGCATCATCACCCTGCTCGACACCATCGTGGTCGAGCAGTACCCCGACCGGCAGAACTACGACCTGGACCCGGTCCCCGCGTTCAACGACCACGAGGACACCACCTGGCGCGACATTGAGGTCGTCCTCGACAAAGCCGAGGTGGCCCTCGCCGAACGCTACCCCGGTGCGTAGCCGGGACACGTTCCTTGCCCTGTTCAGCCTGACCGCCCTGGTGGTAACACTGGCGGTCATTCTCATCGTATGAGCGCCATACCGCCTGCCGCCCGCCTGGTCACCGCCAGCCGGTACGGCAGGCGGTGCGCACGTTGTCGGGGACCCGGTGCTGAGACCCACCACCGGCGGTCCCGCAGCGTCCGGGACCAGCACACCCACTGCCCGTGCAACCTCGTGCTGCTCTGCGGCGACTGCCACCGCTGGGCGCACAACAACCCCGTCGAAGCCCGGGACAGCGGCTTCATCGTCAGCCGGTACACCGAACCGGCAACCGTCCCGGTGCACACGCCCTGGGGCATCCGGCACCACGACTGCCGTGGCGTCGCCCTTTAGGTCCACCTAAACGAAGGAGCAACCGTGAACAGCACGATCGTCACCACCCCGATGAACACCCTCCTGCTGCACAACCTGATCGAATGGGCCGAGTACGAGGAGAACCTCGCAGCCGACACGCAGGCCCGGCTGCGCATCCAGCCCGCCACCAGCGGACCGTGGGCGGGCTGGGGCCACTGGTTCCAGGGCGCCTGGGCCATGACCACCCCCGACGCCGCCGCCGACACCGTGCACCTCGACCCGGAGTTGGCCCGGGAGTTGCGCAACGGGGCCTGCCAGACCTCGTACTGCATGGCCGGGCAGACCGTCGTCCAGGCCGGCTACCGGATCATGTACAACGACGACCGGCGTGACCTGCTGCACGCCGACATGTGTGTGCTGACCGAGCCGAACGGCAGGTTCGACGCGAAGGGCCGCCCGTTGCACGACGACGTGCCCGGCACCGCCAAGACCATCGAGGGCGCAGCCCAGGCGATCCTCGGCCTCACCGACAGCGAGTGCGAGGAGTTCTTCAACGGCGACAACACCGTCGACCACCTCAAGGCAATGGCCGACGACTTCTTGGAGCACCGGGGCCTGGCCCGCGCCTACGAAACGGTGTCGTCCGGCTACTACGAGGACACCGACGAGGAGGTCCTCTACTCGTTCGAGCGCAACGACTAACCCACCCAACCGAACGGAGCAACCGATGAGCAAGCAAGCCCGAACTAGGAAACGCGGGGACGAGATCAGCCCGGGCGGGGGGATGGCGGTCATCTCGGTCCGCGCCCTGCTGCTGGCGATGGACCTCGGGTGGGAAGCCACCGAACTACGCAGCGGGCAGGTGCAACTGTCCCGCGAACACGAGAACAGTCACGTCACCATCCTGATCCCGACCTCGCAGCGGTCGATCAAGCAGGCGGTCGGCGAGACCTGGATACGCAAGATCATCCGGTACGCCGACCCGATGAAACTGGCGTTCATGACCGCCGCGATCGACCAGACCCGCTCCGACGACCCGGTGGTCCGGGCGCAGGGGCACGCGAACCTGGCGACTATGCGCAGCGAACAGGTATGGGACGACCCGTCTGTGCTCGGCAGTTGGCTGCGACGCGAACCCGAGCATCCTAGTGAGCCGGAGCCCGACACCGAGCCGGAGAACACCGAGCCCGACGACGAGGCCGAGGCCGAAGAACCCGAGCCCGTATCAACCGAACCGATCATCGTGAAGGTCCGTCCGTGGACGGCCCGGTACGCGATGCGCAAAGAGGGCGGCGAGGTCTACCCGTCCCGGGCGGTGCTGGAACGCAAGTGGTCCGACGGCACGATGGACTACGGGTGCGCCTACGAAGGCTGCGACTTCCAGGCGACCGAGGCCCGCACCGTGGCCGCGCACTACGGCGGCAAGCACGGCAAGGAAACCCCCGCCAGCCGGGACCCGGCCGAGTCGTACGTCGACCCGTCCATCTCCTGGGTGCCGACCGAGCGGCAGAAGGGCCGCATCGCCCGGCTGACCAAGGAACTCGAAGCGGCAGCGGTCGCGCTCGGCAACGAGATGACCGCCGAGATGTGCGCCGAGTGGATCGTGAAGCGTCGGGACGAGGCCCGTGAGGGGCTGACCGACGAGTCGACCCCGCTGACCCCGGAGCAGGTGATCGAACGGGTCCGCAGACTGGTCGACGGCGGCGCGTACGCCGACCTGCTGGCCCGCATCGACACGGTTGAGGCGGAGTGCACCGCCCGGGTCGCGCAGGCCCGGGAGGACTTGGCGTCGAAGGAGCGGGGCGCCGCGAACGCGATCCGGGTTCTGGAGACACGGCTGGTGGAGAGCGAACAGAAAGTCGACGAAGCCACCAAACTAGCCGCAGAGGCCAAGGAGGCCGAAGCGGAGGCGCAAGCACGATGGCGGGCACTCAGAGACCTGATCAACGAGCCATAGCCGAGGCCGACTTCACCCGCGCAGTCCTGGACCTCGCCAGGCTGCGCGGGTGGAAGGTCACCCACTTCCGCCCGGCCCGCACCGAGACTGGCTGGCGCACCCCGTTGCAGGGGGACGCTGGGTTCCCGGACCTGGTGCTGGCCCGGGACGGGGTGGTCATCCACGCGGAACTCAAGAGCGCGAAGGGACGCATGACGCAGGAGCAAGCCGAGTGGGCAATCGCTCTCGGCCCCAGCCACCGGTTGTGGCGACCGGCCGACTTCCCCGCAATCGCCTCCGAACTGTCCAGAGCCCGACCGAGGAAGAAGGCTTTAGGTGAACCTAAAGACAAGGAGCAACCGGATGAGAGGCATCAGCCCTGAACGTGCCCTGGAGATTTACCGGGGCAACGTGGAGAACAACCCGCAGGCGGCGCCGTTCCTGCTGATGATCGGCGACGACAAGGCCGAGCCGTGGCTGATCACCGACGAGTTCCACGAGGTGGACTTCCCCGACCTGGTGGCGGAGGTGATCCCACCGTTCCCGTTGGTGCAGGTGGTGTTCAGCGTGGAGGCGGTGGCGCTGATCGCGGACTCCCGCACGCTGATTGACGCGGCCTCGATCTACGCGGCGGGCGGCGGGATGGACTTCCATCTCGTCGCCCCCTTCGTGCGCGGCGACGACGGGGTGCAGTGGCGGGACGCTGAGGTGCAGGTCGGGCCGGCATTGGAGAACAACCTGATCGTGGTCGCGTTGCGCGACCTGGTCGAGCGGAGCAACGCATGAGGCCGCCCACGGTGCGTGTCTGGGACGCGGAGGGCAATGAGCATGACGTGGTGTTGCGGACCAAGTCGGGTCGAGTCCTGACCGAGCAGGAGATTGATCGACTGGCCGACGAGGCGGAGCGCGGCTACGACGCCCCACCCACCCCAGCAACAGACGGGCCGCTGCGGGAACGCATCCAGGCGGTCCTTGCGCGGCAGGTGAAGCCGCCCCACATCCTGACCGACGAGGCCGGTCGGGTATGGCTCGCCGGACGAGACGCGGGCCTCGCTGCCATTGGCGCCGTCCTGGCCGCCACCGAGGATGGGGGGCCGGGAGATGAGTGAACCTGTGGCCTGGCGAGTGGCTGAGTACGGTCCGCCCGACCTCGACAGTGCCGAGATGCCGTGCGTGGACTGTTTCGTCGGCGAACCGCACATGTGCCCGCTACTCGGCTGGGTGCCGCTGTATCTGGACGAGTGGGGCGGCATCACTGAGGTCCCGCCCGCCGACCAGCCGGGCGAGGACGCCTCACCCCTGGGGCCGGATCAGTGACCCGCCACAGCCAGTGGTGCCCGGAGGACCTGTACCTGTGCTGCATGTGCTTCGGGTGCTTCCCAATCGAGGCCCTGTATCTGGAGCCGGACGGTCAGCGGGTCGACGTGTGCGTGCCGTGCACGTTCGACGAGGCGTACATGATGCACCGGGCGTGGCAGGTCGAGCAGGTCAGGGGGCGGTCGTGAGGGAGCGCGACTACCCGCCGCATGACCGCATCCCGCTGTGGGTGCGGGTCCTCAAGCCCGGTCACGCCCGGGAGGAGCGGCGGCTACGGGCGCTGCTGTACGAGCACCGGGCCGCGATCCAGGCCCGGCTGGAAGCGCTCAGTGACCGTCGCCCCACCGGGCGATGACCCTGCCTCGGCGTTCGTTTTCGGCCCGGGTGTAGGCCATGACCCGCTTGCGTGAGTGCAGGCCCAGGTTGAGCGCCTGGTCGAGCACGCCTTGCTGGCGGGCCGTGAAGTAGGTCCGGCGGTACTCGGCATCCAGTTCGTTGGCTACCGCCTCGCGCACACCGGACAGCCAGAGCAGCCTCGGCAGCGGGTCGTCCGGAGCGCCCGAGAAGTCCACGAGTCCGTATGTCACGAGATGACACTATCACCTGTCCTGGTCTAGGATAAGGGTGTCAGAGGGGTTCGTGTCCCACCCCTCCGGCACCCTTTAGGTAGACCTAAAGACAGGAGCAACCCGTGTCCTTCGACGACATGCTCAACGGCAGGCTGACCGCCAAGCAGGTCAAGCGCCTACTCACCCCGGTCCGCCAAGACCGGGTCGAGAAGAAGCAAGGCATGACCTACGTCCCGCAACACGAGGTCCGGGCCGAGTTGACCCGCACCTTCGGACCCGGCCGGTGGGACTCCCGGGTCCACGACGTGACCCTGCTCTACGAGACCAGCGACGCCCGGGAGAACGGCAAGACCTACTGGACCGTCTGCTACCGGGCAGCGGTCACCCTGCGGGTCCGCGACTTCAACGGCATCCCGCTCGCCGAGTTCACCGAGTACCACGCCGAGGAGAACGCGCCCCAACCCAACCGGGGTGAGGCGCACGCCCTGGCCCTGACCAGCGTGGAGTCCTACGCGCTGCGCCGGGCAGCGATCGGGCTCGGCGACAACATGGGCCTGCACCTGTACAACGGCGGCAACCTGGCCCCGCTGATCGTCGGAACCCTGATGAACGAGGAAGTGTTCGACCTCACCCCGTCCGGGGCGCCACGCGAGCCGCTGAGCGACCAGCACGTCAAGGTGCTCCAGAACAGCCTGGGCGCCCAGGTCATCAGCGACGAGCCCGCCCAGGCAGCAGAACAGGCCCCGGAGCAGGAGCAGGTGCAGGAGCAGGTGCAGGAGCAGACCGCATGAACAAGGACGAGGCCCTGCTGGCCGACGAGGTGTACTCCGCCGTGATGGACGCGACCCGGTACTCCCCGCGCGGTCAGCAGGCAGCCGAGTTCAAGGTCGGCATCAGCGACCTGGGCTACTGCCAGGAACGGGTCAAGCGGATGCTCCACCAGGAGGTGCCCGACGACACCGACCTGCTGCCCGCGTTCATCGGCACCGCCCTGGGCGACCACCTGGAAGCGGCGTGCAAGAAAGCGTGGCCGGACGCGATCACCCAGGCGTTCGTCACCGTCCCGCTGATCGGGGACAGCGGCGTCTACCACGTCAACGGTCACCCCGACCTGCTCCGGCCCACCGGGCTGGTGATCGACTACAAGTCCACCCGAGGATTGGAGGTGGTGCGCCGCACCGGACCCAGCCAGCAGCAGCAGATGCAGCGCCACTGCTACGCGAAGGCAGCGTGGCTGGAAGGCATGTTCCCCGGTGTGCCGCTCGACCAGGTGCAGGTCGCCAACGTGTGGCTCGACCGGGCAGCGGACGACCGTGAGGTGCACGTCCAGATGGAGCCGTACTCCGAGACCTGGGTGGAGTCGGCGGCACGGTGGCTCGACGAAGTGGTCTACGCCTACGTCAACAACCAGGACGCGATGAAGGAACCGCCCCGGGAGGTGTGCGCCAAGACCTGCGGGTTCTACTCCACCTGCCGGGCGCTCGACACCGACGTGACCGGGCTGCTCACCGACCCGGAGGCGCTGGCCGCGATCGAGATGTACCGGGAAGCCACCGAGGCGAAGTCGGCGGCGAACCGGCGGCTCAACCAGGCGAAGGCCCGGCTGAACGGGGTCAACGGCAACACCGGGCAGTACAGCGTCCGGTGGGTGCTGGTCAACGGCGGCGACGTGTCCTACCACCGGGACGACTACCTCAAGTTGGACCTGCGGAGGATGAAGTGATCTGCCCCGAGTGCCGCAACGGCAAGCACGAC